TTCATTATTCATTCTTCCACCTCATTACCCTCTCTATCACATTTATATAAAATCTTACCTTTTTTGAATGCTATTTTATGTGGATAAGAAGAATTATTAAACCAACCAAATAAGTCTTTAATATTTATTTCAATAGCAATATAAACATCTCCTACCTTGTCTCTAAATTCATCACAAAAATAAGTTCTTGAACAGGCGTGAAATTTACCTTCTCCACTTTCATCGTTAGTTGGATTCCAATTATTATGTTCTATTTCTTCTCCTACTTCCCAGAGAGTTTCATTTTCTTCATTTTCTTGAGTTTTAAAATCCTTAGATACTCTCTTAAATAGAATTATATTGTTACTTTTTATTTTTACTCCTTCATTTTTTAACCATTCTTTAATTGTCTTTACTTCTTTAGATTTAATAATTGTGGCTGTTTTATTTTTCTTAACTATTTTTCCTTTGGCTAATTCCCAACATACAGAATAGGAATATAATTCTACTTTTGACAATTCTGATTTTAAATAAATACCCGAGTTTCCAAAAGCTATAACTGATGAGTTTTCAAAGGCCTTGACAATTGAGTTCTCCCTAGCTGTAACCAATGAGTTTCCCCTAGCTGTAACTGATGAGTTTCCAAAGGCGGTAACAATTGAGTTCTCCCTAGCTGTAACCAATGAGTTTCCCCTAGCTATAACTGATGAGTTTCCAAAGGCCTTGACAGAGGAGTTTCCAAAGGCTACAACAGAGGAGTTTCCCCAAGCTTCAACTATATAATAATATCTTTTTGAAATATTTATTTTCTCATTACTTTTAATCTTGATAACCACTTTCTCGTCTGTGTTGATTGCATTTAGTTCGCTTTGTGTTGTTACTATTATTTCTTTCATTCTTCCACCTCGTCTTCTGAACAATTCTCACAAGGCAGTTCTATACCTCCAATTAGTCCTATTGCATACTCTCCACACTTTTCACATTTTATATAGTCCATTTTATAAATCTCCTTTTTATTTGCAATATTTATAAATATATCAGCAACTTTATTTTTGTCTTTTTCTATAATTGCCCTTTGCATTTCTACAATTTCAGTTTTTGACATCCATAAAACAAAAGGAATTCTATATTTTCTTGGATTCACTTTGATGCCTCTTCACACTCGTGACAAACCATTAGACCATTATGCAAATCAAGATCTTCTTCATCAAAGGCATAATTACAACTATCACGCAATTTATGTTCTTTCATTTGTGCTTCTTGTATGCTTGCCAATTCATCTTCTGCTTCGAGCCTTAACATAGCAACATCATCTTGGTTTCTATCATAAGCATCATCTAAGTAGTCTTCAGTTTTTTGTTCCATTTTGTTTTCCATTTAATTTAGTTATTCTTTTGGCAATTACTTTCATATTGCACTTATCACAACATCTGCCATTTAATTTTAAAGGTCTAGGATTGTTACCAAAACCTTCAAAATCCTTTTTGCAAACACAACAGTTTTGCCTTTTCATAGTTTGCTCCATTTCTTTTTGGCAGCAATTACAAACCACCATTTTGATGTTTGCATCTGTTTGTCTTTCTTTTTTGCAGCAATTACACTTCCATGTTTTGCCACAACTAAACAGTTCTTCTTCTGCCTCTGCAAATTTCTTTTCAAATACAGCAGTTATTTTAGTTTCTTGTTCTTCTGCCATTTCCAAAATTGGTTTTATAAAAGTAAAAACTTCTTTTGACCATTTTTTACTTTTGGCATTTAATCTTTTTCTTATTGCTTCTGCCCAAGGAAGCGTAATGTTTTTATTCATTTTAATTCTTGTAGGCATTTAGTTAAGTTCTGATCTGCCAATTCTTGCTCAAAGGCTTTTGGATAAAACATTTGCTTGAAGTCTTTTTCCTTTGCCGGCTCTGTTTGGTTTATTAGTTCTTGTGCTGTTTGTTTATTCATTTCATCTCCTTTAGGTTTTCTTTTTTTAAAAAACCTTTTTATTTATATATATTCTAATATATTAGAGTATTTAAATGTTTTGTTTTATATATCCTAATATATTTTTTTAGTAAAAATCTTCTTTTTTACTCATATATTTTAATATATAGAAGTATATAAATGTTTGCTTTTGGTCAAATTTGGCCACTTTTCTTAAAAGTTAGAAAAAATCACTAAAAGTGGCCAAATTTTGGATTATTTTTCACAATAAAAAAATACCAAATTACAAAAAGTTAATCGGTTTATAAAACGCAAAAACAGCCATATTTGAATTTTGGCATGCCAGAGGAAAATTCAATTCACTAAATCCAAATTTGCGATTTTTTATTTTTCTTATGTTTAACCATAAGGGATATAATACTTATTTTTTAATTATATCAAATATTTTATATATTATTTTTATTTTAGTGTATATAGTTGAAAAAAAGCCTTATATCTATTATTTGCTTTTTGAGGTATTTTGCCAAAAATATCAGGCCATTTTTTATAAAAAGTATTGGTTTGAAATGGAGGATTAGTTTTGGCAATTAATTGTTTTAAAGCCATTTTAAAGGAGTTTTTTGGTTTTGATTAATAAATTAGTATGGTTTATAAAATAAAGCGTTTAAACGGCTTTAAAATGTGAATTTGGCATATGTTTGAGTAATATCACGGGCTTATAATTGAGGTTGGGAATAAAGAAAAGCAAATTATATAATTTAGAAATAAACATTTTTAAATAATAAATATTTATATAATTAAATAAGATGGCAGACACAATCATAAAAACAATTTCAGTTTCAAAAAAACATAATGATTTTATTTCAAATCAAAGAAGGACATTTAATTTATCAAAATTTGTAAGAGGAAAATTAGAAGAATATATTTGTTTAATGAGCAGGATGGAAGAAGTAGAAAAAATAAACATTGTTGAAAAGAAGATTGGCAAATTAAAATAAGGAGGATAAAATGAAAAGACAATTAACAGAAAGTGAAAAGAAGATGGTTGAAAAGTCGTTGGTTTTAAAAGAAAAGCAAAAAGCATATTTGGAATATCAACACAAATATTATAAGTTGATTTTAGAAGAAGGGCTTGAGCAAAACTACATTAACCAAAGATTAACCCATGAGAAGAATGCAAGAGAGATTTGTGCAGAATTAGATTTGGTTAATCAAACAACAATAGAGTTGCAACGACAATTAAAAGAAGGCGTTGAGATAAAAGAACAATCAGACCAGAAAGAGTAAGGTTTGATTTATAATTAAATTAATAAAGGAGGATAAAAATGGCAGAAAAAGATTATATGGAAATTGGAACAAGAACAATTGTAGATGTGTTTAATACTAAAATTGCAGAAGTGATTTTAAGACATACAAAGGCACATAAACCATTTGATGAACCATGTGCAAGATTAGACTTTAGAGATAAGTTAGAAGCAATACAAAAAGAACAAGAAAGAAAGTTTGGTTTTGTTAAGCCAGATATGCAATTTGATTTTGGCGACTTAGAACAATATGGAGATGAAGACAGATTTGATTTAGAAGAAGAGCAAGAGGCATATGTGGATAGAGTTATTGAAGGTTCAAGAACACAAGTGGTTATTGGAACAACAAAATCATTTAGATGTAAGCAGAGAGGACATGGTATTAGTGTATTTGTTCCTAGTGGTGAAGACAAAAAAGAAATTGTAAATCCAGTAAGTAAAAAGGAGAAGAAATAGCTTAATACTTTTGTATTAAGCTAATTATAAAGATGGTTAGTGGCAATCCTAATGTTTATAAGTATGGCTTTGGAGCAAGACCTAAAGAAGTTGATGATGAATATAGGTCAAGAAGAAAAGAGGGACCAAGAAAACGTCGATGGACTAAAGCAAAATGCACCGAGGAGCTAGAAGACTTATTGGAAATCTTAAAAAAGATTTTAAAGGACAATGAAAAGCTCGATGTTAAAGATCCAAAGAAGTTGAAACGAGAAACTGTTAGAGATAGCGTTACATTAATGAATCGAATATTGGAATTTATGAAGTATTTGTATCCACCGGTTCAGCAAAGTGTTAATGTGAATATTGACATGGCAGCGGATAAGGTGATTGAAAGAATTAAGTCTTATAAACAAACAGTTGTGGTTGGTGAAGGCAAAGAAAATGTTGAAGACACCGAGGAAGAAGATGGATGTTTATAAGTATAGAGTATATTTACAAAGTGCGGATTGGAAGACACGAAGAAAAGAATTGATGGATGAGGCAGATTGGGAATGTAGTGAGTGTGGAGAAAAAGCAAAACAACTTCATCATTTGAAGTATGACAATATTGGTGAAGAAGAATTAGATGTTGATGTAATGCCATTATGTCAAGAGTGTCATGATGAAATGCATTATGATAAAGATGATGATTATGGAGGTTATTAAAAACGGAAAAGAAAATTGTAGTTAATGGTGAAGAGAAATCATCTGAAGAAATTAGAGAGTGGTCGAGAGAGACTGGTAAAAATGCCGATGGCCTTCAAGAGTTTTTAGAGGAGTGGTTTGGCAAAGAAGCAATTCATAGATTAAATGATTATGCTTTAGATTATGCAGTTGAAGAAACAAAATATGTTCCATTAGATTTTAATAGCGATGCATTTGCTGGGTTGGTTCAGTTACGAAGATTAGAGTTTTCAAGAACTGCTTATCAAGCGCACATTGACCAACCGACAGTTGTTGCGATGAGTTTTGCCGATGACGATGAAATGAAAGACAGGATTAAAAATAGTTATTTATTGACAAAAGACTTAGAGGATATAGACGAGGATTCTGAGTAATAAAAAGATTTATATACTTTGTGTTATTATAATTTTTAGCAAAAAAGGTGAAAAATGCGAAAGCAAATAGCGACTCAATGTCCGAAATGCAAAAGGTATGATATTGGTTGTGGCTTTGATGATGATTCTAGAGAATTTATTAATGAGTGTCCAGATGAATATGTTATAAAGCTTAATTATTGTGGACCATGTAAAGATACCATTTTAAGGAATTCAGGATTTAAAACAGATGGGTTGGGGAAGGTTTTAGAATGAGTGGAAGATATTTTGTGACTGGTGTGCAGTTGGCAATGTTGATAGCGTCAAACAAAAAGGATAGATTAAATGTGGTTGAGGATATTGTTGATAACCAGTATATTGGGCACATTGATAAGATTGATGATTGTTTAAAGGAGTATATAAAATGAAGAAATTTATAACAAAGGACTCTGGGAAAAGAATTGATTTTAAGGGTGGAATGAGAAGAGATACAGATGAGGGAAAGCCAAGATATGATTTGCTTTATAGACCAATGTTAAAAAGATGGGCAGAGTTAATGGCTCGTGGTGCTGTTAAGTATGGAGAAGAGAATTGGAAGAACGCAAACAGCAAAGAAGAATTAATCAGATTTAAGGCAAGTGCATTTAGGCACTTTATACAATGGATGGATAATGAGGATGATGAGGACCATGCATCTGGTGTTTTTTTTAATATTTCTTGTGCTGAATATTTAAAAGAGAAGAGGGCAATGAGATTTATGGTGACAAGAGAGGAGATGGAGGCAATAGAAAAAAATGATAGAAGAGACAGTTAGCAAAGGCATTCAGGTTAAACGATTAAGAGAACAAGGTTATGAACCAATGGATACAGACAACTTGCTTATGGTTAAATATCATAAAAGAGAAATTATTGATGCACAGCAATGGGATGGCCAAACTTATGTTCCGAGGGACAATGTAAGATGACATTAAAGATTCAAAAAAAGAATAAGTGTAAGTTTTGGGATGGCCACCAGCAAAAATGCATTAACAGAAATGTTATGCAAAAAAGATGCAACTTAGACAATGTGAAAGAATGTAAATTTTATAAAGAATGGGAAAATGAGGCAGAGATTGAATTTGATGAGTATGGGCTTTAGAGAGACAAGCATAAGACGAAAAGCATTAGAGATAATGTGTATAGAAAAACTAAAATATGAGCAATCACAAATGGAAAAACAAGACATAGGATGGGAAGAAGCGGTTAATAGGTGGAGTAGATTTGGTGGTGCAGAACGATTTGTTTTGTTTTATGATGGAAGAGCTGATGATACTGAAATGTATAGGAGAGCAATGAGTGGTAAAGGAGGAGAAATATTTCATGGTTAAAAAAGTTAAAACAGTAGAGGAAATGGTTGAAGAAAGTGGATTGTCTGAAGCAGAGCTTAAAAGACTTTAACTTCTGCAAGAGATACACCACCACAATCGCGACAAACATTTGATGATTACTTTACTAAAAGAACGAAGATTGGCGTTTTCTCTGATTGTCATATTGGACATGAAATGTTTGATGAGGCCTTATTTAATCACATGGCTAGGACATTCAAAAAAGAGAAAGTTAAAAGAGTTTATCAAGTTGGAGATATTTTAGAAGGGATGTCTGGCAGAGATGGGCATATTTATGAGTTAGCACAGATGGGCTTTGAACAACAAATGACAAAGGCTGCTGAAATGTTTGGCAAGTTAGATGTTCCTGTTTTTGGAATAGACGGAAATCACGATGGTTGGTATTATAAAAAGGCAAATGGCGGAGCAGTAGTTGGTAGAGAATTAGCAGATAGAGTTAAGGGTTATACTCATTTAGGTCAAGATGAAGCAACAGTTAATATTGGTCATGGAAATAGAATGAGTTTGTTTCATGCTGGAGATGGGACAGCCTACGCAGTGAGTTATAAAATGCAGAAGCTTATGGAAAGTTTTACTGGTGGAGAAAAGCCAAATATTTTATTAAGTGGTCATTATCATAAGGCACTTTATATGTTTAACAGGAATATACACGGGCTTGAAGCTGGAACTTTATGCGGGCAGACAAAATGGATGAGAAGTAAGAAGATTCCAGCTCATAAAGGCTTTTGGGTTGTTGATGTTGATTTAGGAAAGGGAGGCGTTGGGAAATTTGCACCTGCATTTTATCCAGGATATAAATGAGCAATAAAAAGTTTGAATTGGGTTTTAAGAATGGCATGGTTGGATTTTTAGGTGTGCTGTTAGTTCAAGGAAGCACTTTTCCGCAAGTATTAAAGACATGGGCAACAAAAGACGTAACAGGCGTTTCAGTAACCTTTTGGATAAGTTTGTTTTTAGGACTTTGGTGTTATATGTATTATGCTATAAGAAGAAGAGACGTTATTTATATAATATCAAATGCAATAGGAATTACAGGAGCAACTATGATGTTATTTTTATTATACAAATACGGAGGCTAAATGGGAGGTGGATTTATAAATATTAATATTTCAGAAAAGGATTTGGCATACTTGTTTGATAAGGTGCCAGAATTGAAACGACAAATTTGCCTTTTGTTTATAGATTATGAGCAGAAAGACAAGAAAAAGACACAACAATAAGCCACTAAGAGACATAGGCGGATTATTGATTGGTGAATTAATACATAAAGACAGAGATGGGCGGTTTTTGGCGATGTGCGACTATGGTTGGCATCAGCAAGTTATGCCAGATTATCATAAATGTGAAGAAAGACAATGTGATCATTTTTATAAATTATACATAAAACGAGAAGATGGAACAAATAACAGAAGACGACTTTAAAGATCCGGTAATGTTTCAGGTGGGCTATTTAAACCAAGTGCCACACAAAAAACAGAAGGAAGTTTTATTGTCACCACAAAAAAATAAAATAATTGTATGTGGAAGGCGTAGTGGCAAGTCTCAAATGATTGCAGGAGAGATGATTAGAGGTGCTGTTTTAAAAATATTTTCTAAGCAGATTTTAATTGCTCCGACTTATAAACAAGCAATGATTGTGTTTGATAAAATTATTGAGCTTATGGGAGCTGCAGGTGTTTATGATTGCGATATTGATAAGGTGCAACAATCGCCACATCCTAAAGTTGCATTTAAAAATGGCAGTGCTATATTTTTTGGATCAGCTGACAATCCAGACAGTTTAAGAGGAGAGGCATATGATAGAGTGTTTAAAGACGAAAGTGCCTTTATAAAACGAGGAGCTGACAATGCCATTAAGCCATTAACTTATGATAAGGGTGCGCCAGTTTGGGAAACAACATCGCCTATGGGCAAAGGAGAAGTTTGGGAGAAGTGGCAAAGAGGAATGGCAGGCGATCCTGATTATGGATGTTTTCATTATAATTATCAAGACAATCCATATTTACATGATGATGGTAAGGCGGATATTGCAAAAGACATTGAAGAATATGGAGAAGATAGTGTTTATGTTCAATGTGAGATTTATGGCAATTTTGTTGAGGATCGAGATGTTTATTTTAAGCGAGAATTAGTAGAAAGCTGTGTTGATGATACGTTAGTTAATGACTTTTATGATGCAGAAAGAGGGACTTATTATTTGGGTGTTGATGTTGCTGGAGAAGGAGAAGACGAGAGTGTGTTTATAACCATACAGAAAGATGGTGAAAAATTATCTGTAGTCAATATAAGCAATTACGAAAAAAACAAACCGAGAGAAGTTGTTGGCATGGTTAAAACATTAGATGACAGATATCATTATGACTTTATATTTATGGACAAGACTGGCATTGGAGAAGGACCAGAAGATTGGTTAAAAGAGACATTGGGTAATGGTTACGACGATGATGATAGAGTAGAAGGGATAAGATTTACTCAGCAGTTAAAAATTGATATGTATAGTAATTTAAAGAAGCTTTTTAATCAGAAGAACATTAAGATACCAAAACATAAAAAGCTTATTTTCCAATTGTCTGATTTTAGATATGAAATTACAAGCAGCGGAAGTATGAAATTGCATCACTCAGAAAGAGGACATGATGATTATTGTGATGCATTGGCATTGGCGTGCTGGGCAGTTAAAAACATAGGATATGATGGATATAAGCCTAGTATTGCTTAGAATAAATTATATAATTTAAAATATAATATTTTTAAATAACTTTTAACTATAAACTATAACGACGTTATCAGTATAATATGTGATGGCTTATCACCGCACCACCGTATATTGTGCCTTATAAGCAATGGTAATATTTGACTATTTTAAAACAGAAGAGAAACCGAAAGTTGCAGAAACAACATTCAACTATAAACCTAGTTCTTCAGGTGTTGTGGATTTATTAACAGAGCAATTTAAAGGAGAAGTAGAAAAGCGAGATGTAAAATTTCCATCTGATTTAGGAGAAGAGCATCCATTTGATTTTAAACAATTAGAATTACTTTATAAGAAATTTGGTTTGTTTGCAGCAATTGTTGATAAATATGTTGATTTTGTTGTTGGGCAAGGATTTTATATTGAGTGTGATGATGATAGACCAAAAGCAATTATTAATGATTTTATGACTGATGTTAATTTTGACACTATATTAAGGGCTTGGTGTAGAGAGGCATTAATAAAAGGAAATGGCTTTTTAGAATTGGGTGGGGGAAAAAATGAACCACCAAAAGGATTAAAGGTTTTAAATGCAAATTATATGTATGTTGATAGAGATAACAAAGGAAAGGTTTTAGGATATAATCAGTATAAAGGTGCATTTGATAAATTTGCAAAAACAAAAGTAATTAATTTTAAACCATATCAAATTGCTCATGTTCCACTTACTAGAGTTGGTGATTGTGCTTATGGGTTAGGAATAGGTTATACATCATTATCACTTATTGATAATTTATTAAAAAACTTAAAAGATTCTCACCAGGTGATTAGCAGAAAAGCAAATTCGCCTATTCATGCTAAATTAGGTTATGTTAATGGTGATACAAAAATCATCCCTAAAAAGGAAGATGTTATTGCATTTGGTAAGGAATTAGAAACATTAACTAATAAAACAGAATGGGCAACAGATCCATTAGTTGACATGAAGGTTTTAGACTTTGGGGATATTGGAGAAAAGTTTTCATCGGTTTTACAATATGATATGGATTTGTTAATTTCTTCATTTCAAGTGCCTGAAGTTTTGTTAGGAAGGGGAAACATACCAGAAGGATTAGCAAGGGTTCAACTTGATGGCTTTCAAAGAAGGATACAGTCTATGCAGGCTGAATTAGAAAAGATTATAGAACAAAATATATTTAAAAGAGTTTTAAATGCAAATGGTTTTGATGCGCATGTTGAGTTTGAATGGGGAGCACCATCTACTTTGGCTATTGAAGGACGAATGACTATGGTTAGTGAGTTGGTTAAATCGCCAACTGTATCTGGACCATTAAAGCAATTATTAGAAAGAGATCTGATCCAAATGTTAAAGCTTGATATTGATAAATATGAGTTATTGCAAAAAGAAGCAGAGAAAGAAGAGTTAGAAAGAGACTTAGAAAGGCCACAGCCAATTGTTCCCGGACAAAATCAAAACTTTCCACAAAAACAATTACCTAAAAATAAGCAACCTAAACAGCCAAAGGCAAAAGAGAGAATAAAAAAAGGCACAATCATAAATAATTATAAATATAAAAGGAATTATGAATATATACAAAATTGTAATCATTGCGAAGAAAGTTTTGACAAAATAAATGATGTTGAGGAGTGGCTTGGGTTTAAGTATGTGGCATATTTGGCATTTATAAAAAATGCATTAAAAACAGAGACTTTTGCTCAATTAAAAGCAGTTACAGAAGCGGAAATTGCAGCAGGATTTTTAAGTGATAACCAAATTATTAAGTTGCGAGAAGTTCTTGATGATGGATTTACAAAAGGTTATGGTATAAAGGAAATTGCTAAGAATATTGATAAGAAAGTTAAGGTAAAAGACTTATATCGTATGACAGACGAGGGAACATTGATGTTAGGTAGGGCAGGATTGCCAATACTACAAGCATCTGCTGAGAAAAGAGCAGTTAATATTGCACGAACAGAAATAACAAGAGTTGCAAATAAAGGTGCGGTCGAATATTTTAAACAAGGTGGAGTTAGCAAAATAAAACACGTTGCTGCTTATTCTGACAGAACTTGTGAGCAATGTATGGCATTAGATAATCAAATTTATACTATCGGGGGGGAACCAGGATTGCCAGTTCATCCTTTATGTAGATGCACTTATGCTCCTGTTGTTGAATTAAGTTAATGACACCGCCTAAATGCGCAATTAAAGGATGTGAAAAAAGAGCATTTGTTATGCTTGGCAATAAATGGATCTGTGGAGAATGTCTTATAAAAATACAAAAAAGGCAAAACGAGCTTTCTGATAAATTTATAGAGGGGTTAGAATTAGAATGATAACTAATTGTCCAAATTGCCAAAAAAGAATTGTTGTTGGTTTTGATACAACCGATTATATTCATGAATGTGATTCTGGAAGGTTGGCACTAGACCAAGAAGATGTTGTAGTTACTGGCAACTGGGAAGATTATACTGGTAGTGGAGTAAAGGCATCACAAGCAGTTTTAATGCAAGGAGCGGAAAACGAATTGTTTGGAACAAGAGCAGGAAATGAAGGATTTGATGAAGAGTCAAAAACAGTAAGAGGTAACAAGGCAAGCACGCACAGATCACGACAGCATTTAGAATTTATAAATATTAATGCATTAAAAACAGAAAAAACGGAGAATGCAAATTAAGATGATAATGCGATTGGGCGATTATATTGGAAATAATTTAATTATAGAAAAAGCAGAGCAAGAACGATTAAAAATATTGGTTGAGGAATGGAAACAAGATAAGAAAGAGCATGAAAAACGTAAGAAAAAACAAAAATCAATTATATAATTTAGAATAAAATATTTTTAAATAAAAAATTATTATATATATTAAGGTTAGATACTATGGTAACTAAAAAAAATCTAAAAGAAAGCAAAACAGAAGACTGGAGAGTATTAGAATTCTTTGTTCCTATAACAGAAGCAGTTGAAAGTGACAAAGATTTTGTCATCAGAGGAATTGCTATAAATGAAACTACAACTCTTAACAATGTAAAATATGTTGCAGAAGAATTAGAAAGAGCAGCACCTACTTTTAGAAATGTTCCTATTTTATTAGATCATGTTAATGAAGTAAAAAATATTGTTGGGCGAACAACCGGCAATGTAAACTGGAATCCTATAAATAGAAGGATAGACTTTGAAGGAAAAATCATGGATAAGGATATTAGAGAAATGATTAAAGACGGAAGAATAGGAAGTGTTAGTATAGGAGCAAGAGTTCAGGACTTAGTTGAAGAAGAAGACGGAAGTATGAAGGCGATTGGAGTTCATGGAATGGAATTAAGTTTAGTTGCAGTCCCAGGAGACAGTCATGCTAATTTTGGTCAAGCAGTTCATAATAGTTTCGTGTTAAAGGAGAAGGCAAAGTTATGCAATGAATCCGATGAAAACACAGATACTAATAAAATTGAAATGGAGGATAAAATGAATGAAGAAGAACCAAAACAAGAAACTGTAGAAGAGCCAAAAGAAGAAGTTAAGTCAGAGGAACCAAAAGAGGAAGTTAAAGAAGAGCCAAAAGAAGCACCCGTTGAAGAACCAAAAGTAGAGACGCCAGAAGTAAAAGAAGAAAAGGCACCTCAGATTAGTGTTAGTCTTGATACAAAGGAATTTGCAATTATGAGAAAGCAAATTGATGAGTTGAAAGAAATGCTAATGGCAAACAAAAAAGTTAAAGAGGAGGCAGAAGATATGGCAGAAGAAGACGAGACAAAAGGAGAAGTTTCAGACGAAAGCGAAGAAGTAGCAGAAGAGAAAGCAACAAATGTTGTTGTTGAAAAGGCTAGAAATGGATTCGCATTATACAGAGACTACTCACAAGAGTCTGCAGACAGTAAGTTAAAAAGACTTACACGATAAATGAGTTAAATTTTTTTATTTAATTTTTATTCATTTATTTTCACATTTATGGGCAGCGCCCATTATAATTAAATCAAAATTGGAGGAAAAAGAAAAAAAATGGTAAATCCGAATGGAATGGTTATGATTACAGATGGTGGAACACCACGAGTTATCACTGGTTATGCTAGAGAAGCAATTAGTAGTGGACAATTCGTTGGAGGTTCTACTACAACTGGAGTTGTAGGTTCAGGAGCTGATAGTTATGCAGCAACAGACATAAAAGTTTGTGATGCTAGTGGAGCAAATTTCTTAGGAATTGCATTGAATGATGCTGGAAGTGGAGCATCTATTGCAGTTGCTACAAGAGGAATGGTTTTAGCACCAGTGGCTGATGCAGGTGGAATGGTTTTAGCTGGACACAAGGTAACTTGTGTATCAAGCGAAGTCTATGCACTTGGATCTAGAACTGATGCATATAACGTAAGCAAAGAAGTAATCGGAAGATCAGTTACTTGTGGAAGTAAAGGTGATTATATCATTCTTGATTTAGGAGCATAAATGGCACAAGAATTTAAAGCAGTAAAAGAACTATTGTCTACTGGCTTAGGAACTGAAGGGCAGCTTTTAATCCCAAGAAAGATACATGACACACTTATTGAAGAAGTTGATAAAAACTTAATCCCAAGAAGCGAGGCATCAATGTATTTTGGACCAGCAGATATCACTGGAAGCAGTGTAGATGTTGACTTAGTAACAGTTAATAACATGAGTGTTAAACTTGTTGCAGAAGGAGCAGAAATACCTATTGATCAAAGCGCATACGAAAGCTTTAATCTTAAACCAGTAAAATGGGGAACAGCACTAAGAATAACAAGAGAGATGATGGAAGATGGAAAGTGGAATCTATTATCACACAATGTTATGGTTGCTGGAAAGAGATTCGCTGAGAATGAAACAAAGCTGATTTTACAGGATGCTTTAGACAACGCTACAAATACAGTTTCTGGTGGAGCAGCAGTTACAATTGCGAACATCACTAGAGCTATACAATATCTTGATGACGCAGATTACTCTGCAACAACATTATTTGTTGGAATGGAAGTATTAAACGATTTGAGAAATATTGATACATTTGTAGAAGCAAACAAAGCTGGAAACACAGACATGCTACAGAGAGGGTTCTTAGGAACAATCTATGGTTTGAATGTAATAAAGTTTTCATCTAATGCAGCACCAACTTCAACATATAGTAAGTATGCTTATGTTACAGACAGAATGCACGCTTATGTTATCGCTGAAAAGAGACCGGTTACAGTTGAAAACTTTGAAATGCCTGTTTACGATATGAGTGCAGCATCTGTTACTCAAAGAATCGTAGTAAGGCAACTTAGAGCGAACGCAATTGCTAAAATCACATCATCTTAAATAGATAAGATAAATTTTTTATTTTTTTATTTTAATTTTTTAATAAAAAGGAAAGGAGAGAAAGTTTGATTTATAAATCAAACAATTATGACATTCATAATTAAATCAAAATGGAGGAAAAAACAAAATGACAACAGGAAGCACCGTTAAAGGATTGATTCCAGGATTAGATTCTGGAATGGAAGGAAAGGTTAAAGCTACAGTTATAAACGTAGATGGAAACCCTAGTGGTATTGTTACTGGAACAGTTGCATCTGGAGATGCTTGGGACGAAACTAATGGGCAACACTATATGTATACAAGTAGCACTACATGGATCAAGTTAGGTTCTGTTGCGTAAATTTGTTTTTTATTGTGACGAGAGGACCACCTTCGTCACTTAAAATACAAAAACAAAAAGGAAAATGACTTTATCAAATGGATTAAGAGACCGTGAATATGGCAAGTTTATCGATGTTGGCGGAGAAACCGCAGTTAGATCGCTGATAATTGGTAGCATAACTATTGGAAGTGTTTCAGCACAAGTTGATAGCGTATATATTCAGTCTGGAGATAACATTAATTTAGGAACTGCATGGACTGGAGTTGGTAGTGTTTATGTAGCAAACGATATATCAGTAGATTTTACCGATTTAGGAAGCACAGTTGTTTCTGAAAAAGGAGATACATCATACACTAAGTTATCTAAAACTGCAGACAGAACAACAGCAGGAAGCACAGCAATTTGGATTCCAACAGCAGGAAAAAAGGCTATAATCACTGATATGATTATAAGCAATGGAAGTCCAGCAGGCAATACAATACAGATTAGTTCAGCCGGATCAGTATTTGCGAAAGCAATATTGGGCGAGTTTGGAGGATTTGTAAGCAATATGCAGACACCGGTAGAAACGCAAACAAATGGAAGTGTTTGGTTTGTTACTGACACTATAACCGATATAACATCCGCAAGTTTAGCTGGTTACGAAATATAAATCAGGAGTTGATTTTATAAAATGGGGACATTAACAAGCGCCGAAATAGGAACTATTGTATATAACTTAGTAGGCGGTATAACCACAGGTATATCTGGTTTATTGCCAACTATTGTTACACAACAGAGATATTTCGCAGAACAATTTACAGGAGACACCATAGGTGCTGATATTGGAGAAAAATATCAGCCAGGAATCTTAGATTTATCTGTAGCAAATGTTTTGGGGTTATTAGAAAGCCAAGGATTAGGAACTAAAAGTGTTAAGATTGGGGAATTAAGTATAACTAAAGGCATGTTTGAAGGTGCATCACAATCATATAAACAACTAGGAATTGAAAAACTAAAAGCAGTTGGTGAAAGAATGTCATATTACAGAACATGGTAAAGGTAAGATATGTTGAGGCTCAGACTTTTAATGATATATGCCAAAATCAAGTAAATTTAATTTCTGTTTTGAACCATAGAATGACTGGATTAGAGAAAAGTGTTTATGGTATAAAAACAGATATGGCTTGGATTAAAAAATTAATGACGGTGATAACCACTATTGCTGGAGGTATATTTACAGCAGTAGTTATTCAGGGGTTGATATGAGCATTGTTGATGATTTTAATACTGGCGTTTCAGAAGCATTAGAGTTTGGTCAAAAAATAAGAGTTAAGTATTATACTACTGGATTCGGAGCGGGAAGTTATTATGATGATGATGCTTCTTTTACACAATCTGGGACTTCATTATGGACTAGCGGAGTTATATTGCCTATGAATCATGCAAGAGGAAGTGATGATGCAATGCTTATTGAGCAAGGAAAAGTATTGACAAATGATACTAAACTTTATATGGCAGGAACAATAGCAACATTAGGAACAATAAAGGTTGGCTTAGGAAGTCCAATTGATGGTGAGTATGAAGTTATAGAAGATGGGGTTATAAAATGGTCTGTAAATCAACAGCGAATATTGAAAAAAGTATATTTAAGAAAATTACTAACAGGAAGTTTAACAGGAGAGATATAAAATGAGAGAACTAAAAATAACAAAAGACAAATGGGAGTGTGATTATTTTGCAGATGTAGATAATTGTGTTACTTTTAGTGTTATGGATAAAGTTTATGCTCCAAATATGGCTGATAAATTATACCAAG